GGGGCTCTGTGCACGTCCGCGAAGGGGGGGACCGCCAAAACCCGTACGTACGTTGTTGCGGAAGGGTTTGGCCCAGATCACAGTCTGGGTGTTTTTAACAACAACATGGCCACAATCGAGCGGGCGTTCATCGAACGCTACTTCCTTTGCAAGGAGGGGGACGGTTTCCGTCCCGCGCTCGGTTCTCGAGCTGACGAGTACAGCAAACCGTCAATGACGGCGTTTAGACGACAGGTGATTGCAGAAATGCCACATTTGCCAGTCCTCTTGGAAGAGCAGGTTGTTTCCTGCTACACGGGTGCCAAACGTGCCCTGTATGAGCGCGCGCGAGTAAGTCTCGCCCGCAGGCCGCTTCACGCTAAAGACGCAGAGCTAACTTCATTCGTCAAGTTCGAGAAACAGGATGTGCGAAAGGCGCCACGGGTTATCAATCCCCGTAGTGTCCGCTACAACCTCACACTCGGTAAGTACCTTAAACATGCCGAGAAAGCCTACTATCGTGCCATCAACGCGGTGTATGGTGCACACACGCCAGCTACGGTGATCAAGGGATTCAATTCCTCCGCTTCCGCGCGCATCTTGCGTCAGAAGTGGGATCGGTTCCCGAACGCTGTTGCAGTCGGACTAGACGCATCCAAGTTCGACATGCACGTGTCTGTACCCGCCCTCCGATATGAACACTCGTTCTATCGCTCGCTATTTCCGGATTCTAGCGAGCTCGACGGACTCCTCACCCAGCAGGAGGCCAACCGAGGCAGGGCGTATGCACCTGATGGACATGTAACCTTTGCTATGAATGGCACCCGTTCGTCGGGTGACCTCAACACGTCTCTGGGCAATTGCCTTTTGATGTGTGCGTTGGTGTGGGCTTTCGCTGCTGAGCGCAGCGTCCCGTTGGAGTTAGCCAACAATGGGGACGACTGCGTGGTATTCCTGGATCAACGTGATCTTGCCCGATTCTCAGAAGGGCTTGACGCGTGGTTTCGGGCTAAGGGTTTCGCCATGACGGTGGAGGCCCCCGCTTACCGGTTTGAAGAGTTGGAGTTTTGCCAGACCCACCCAGTCGTCACCTCGAACGGCTGGCTCATGGTGCGTAACCATGAGGCTGTGACCACCAAGGACCCAATGTGTTTAGTGCCCATCTCCAACGACAAATCCTACGCCAAGTGGCTGTACGCTGTCGGAGAGTGTGGGTACAACGCAACAGCGGGCGTCCCCGTGCAACAAGCCCTGTATGGGGCCTTCTTGCGCAACGGCGACGCCTGCTCCCAGGGGTTCAAGGATACAGTGTTTCGGTGCTCCGGGTGGCAAACCCGGGCAAATGGTCTTGTGAACAACGGAACAACAGTCACTGATGCGGCGCGCGCATCATACTACGCCGCTTTCGGGGTTACGCCCGACGTACAAGTGCTACTGGAAAAGTATTACGAC